AATTTATGAAACTTTCAAAACCAATAACATCCTTGCTCCATTTTGGATTTTTATATTTCAATACATCTTCTTCAAATATAGAGCGAGAAACAAAAAAGTTTAGATTGAAATTGTCATCATAAGACGGAACGATAATTCTGCCAGAATAGTTTCCACTCGGACAATAACCAATACCATATCTCAAAATATCCGTTCTACCAATTCCTCTAGATTTAAGATAGTTTAATGCCTGTTTCATTTGCATCTTTATCTGAATATCTTTTATCTTTGGGAACTGATATAAACTGATAAATTCTTTGGGTAATGTCAGTTGTTCTTGTTCTACTTTTTTGTTCTGAATGTATAGGTTTTTTGTCTTGAGAATTTTATTGAGGTCTTCTTGAAATTGTCTACTAACTTTCAATTTTTTGAAAAGTGAAACAATACTTCTACCTTTAGCATTACTAACCCAACAATGCCATGGATTTTCTGAATTGTTGTTTACTGATAAATCTATTTCAAGTTTTGGTTTGTAATGACTTATGAATGGTGAGAAGAATGAATAATTGTTGCCAGATGTTCTTCTACCTTTACCGAGAACTTTTTCTACAAGTGATAACAAATCGTAGTTAATCATAAAACGCACTTTATGTAAAATAATAATTGTCACAAATATAGTAAAAATTTGTGACAATTACAAGCATTTTATTACTTAAATATATCTTTTCCTACCATCCAACCACTTTTAATCTGTTTAACTTGAAATCCCATTTTTGATGCAATTTTAGGAGCTATCATTGAATGGAGTTGCCCTGATACCGGACGTTTAGATGATTGAAAATATACATATTCCACTCTATCTGCTTTAAGTTTAGCAGCAAGAATATCTACAAACATATTTGAAACTTTTGATATTGTAGATGAATCCAATTTTCCACGCCCCTTTGTTTTTGTATCATAACATAGACATATGTAACCATAATCATCAAATTTGGATTCAGATGTTTTATCTTTCCATAAAGTATCAAGTAGTTGTTTGTCTGCAGGTGTAATATAGTCTAATGGGAGATTCCCAAGCTTTATTCTAAAATTTTTGCCATCTGGACCAAGAAATATGCCGTTTACGCCGTCTACCATTGGATCGGTTTCCCATTTTATTTCTCCTTCTACGGCTTCTGTTAGTATGTCTTTAAGTTTCAGCATATGTTTTCTCTCACTTCAAATTAGAAAAATTATTTTAGTTTACAATAAATATACATTTATTTTTTTTTACAAATCTAAACATTCATCTAACCATTCTCGCGGTATTTCTTTTTTCGCCCATAACCAACCCTTCTTATCACAGTATTGGGCATAAGTTGTTTTACTTCCCTTGTATAACTTTGCATTAGGATTTTGGAATACAAAACGAATATCTATTTCAGGATATTGTTCAAATATAAGGTCAAATTTTAATCGGTCTGTCTTTACCCATCTACCCTTTGTTTCAACATACATTTTTTGACCAGATTGTTTTGTTAGAACAAAATCTGGCGTATAATTGTGTTTGGTTTCAGGTTGTATGTAGGATATTTTTTCGGTTTCATAACCAAATGATTTATTGGCTTCTTTTAGAAGATTATTCATATCATCTTCTAACCCACTACGAAAACCATGCTTTATTGCAACTTGATTTCTTTTCATTACATATCAAACCTTACAATGACATTCATATCAACATCGTCTCTTTTTTCCAAAGGATTTGCCAATTTAGCAACTGCCAATAACTCTCTGTCATCATTGTATAATCCAATAGTAGTCATATATGGATTGAAATAAGAACTTGTAACATAATCTTCCAACATAAAACTACCTTTATCTTTATCCTTTAATACGGAAGGATTTTGTGTAAAATTAAATTCATTTTTACGAATTTTACAAATAATTTCATGTTCGTGAATAGTCGTTGTTCCCCTAAACTTTCCATAGAATCCATCTGTTAATTCATTATAGTCAAAACTTCCTGTTCTACCCAATAATGAATTTTCATACTTTGGTCTTGGATCAGAAACTACAACCATGCCTGTTTTATAGAAAACATTTCCAACTCTTGAAGTCTGATATGCATATCCATTTTGTAAACTATTATTTCTCAAATAAGATATTTCACTTGAAGTCAATCCCTTATTGTATATTCTAATTTCATCTAATGAACCAGAGAAACATTTAGTATTAGTTCCATCATCTGCAATGAAAAATTTATTATCATTCATTACATTTTGAACTATTAGTTTATTTGTAGATGAATTAAGAGTACCATCTACCCAAATTTGATAAACACTTCCTGTTTTTTGACAAACAATATGATGCCATGATTCAGTTGTTAATTGACTCGATGTTACTTCAGCAACTTCGAGTTCAGAACTTTGTTTAAATATTATAGTATTTGGGTTTGCCGATGTTTGATTTGCTACACAAATGTCAAACGGATATTGTTCTTGTCTTCTTACCGCCTCTACTATATTTCCCAATTCTAATGAATCTTCCGTTTTATAGTATACATCTTGAATAGTTTTTTTAGAGAATAAACTATTGTTAGATGAAGATACAAATGATTGTGATGTTGGTAAATTTATCCAAAAACTAAATGCAAAATTTTTCGATTTATTAAAATTAAACAACTCACTATTTCTAACAGATAAGTAAGAACCATCAAAACCTGCACAAACACCAGATGATTGACTTGTATCGGTAGTTGGTATTCCAGGATAGTAAGTTATCTTCTTATGATTCTTTATATCAACTAAATTCTTATATGCAGATGTATCTAACACATAGTTTAATTTTTTATTTCTATAATTGTATTCTCTATACTTTTCGTTAAATCCCAAATACATCATTAAGTAACCATCACCAACAAATTTACTTTCATCGAATGAGGTATCTATCAAATTACCATAACCATCATCTTTCATGGTGTAATTGTAGGATGCAGTTGGACTAACATTGTTTATTTCAAATGTTTTTTTACGAATACCCTCACCAAATAAATTCATTGGTATAACAAACATAGAACTTGATTGCCAAAGATATGTTACATTACTATCATCGGTAATAGTTCCTGGTATTTTTTCTTTGTTGTATTCTGTGTAATAATTATGGTCTAAATAGTACCACAAGAGTTTTGGATCCAAACTTTGTGTTGTAAATACTCTTTCATATAAAGATGAAGATAGATTAGCAACATTTCCTATGTACTTATGATTTTCTGCATACAATGCACGGTAAGTATTCAATCCATAATTTTTGTAAAAAAAGTAAACAGAAGAATCGGTTGTAAATTCCCAAAGTTTATTTGCCTCAAATGATTTAACTGTATATTCACCAGCCTTTAATCGTTTCCATGCAAGACTTATATTATTTCTGAATTGGAATGACATTTTAATTTAACCTCACTCTAACTTGAAAGATTACTTCATCGCCTGATGTTTTTAGTATAGGATTTTTTAATTTACCAACCGCAATAAGTTGTCTCTTTTTGTTGTATAACCCTATGGTCGTTATGTATGACTTTGGATTATCTACCATAGAAATATACTTTAACTTTCCGTAACTTCCAGATGTATATGTTATATTTGAACTATAATTGAAATTATTGGGTGAAACTCTACAAAAATATGTTTCATAAACTTTTCGTTCAGTTGATCTACCAAACCAAGATCCAGTAGATGTTCTTAAAGAATGTGTTGCATAAGTTAATGGGGAACATGAAGAACTTATTGATAAAAATAAACGATAAGCATTGTAACTTTCAGTCGGAGCAGTTGATGTTTGTAATGAACAAGATTGATCCATAACAGCACCATCTAAAACAACAAGGCCTTTTTTTGGAAAAATTACTCCCCAAGCATCATCAGTATATTCACCATAAATTCCGTCTTGTAAAGATCCAGAAACCAAGTAATAGTAATCTTTTAGTTCTTCTGTTTGTTTTACACTTTCATTTATATCTTGACTTTCATCTATAAGTGTGTAATACTTTCCAAAATTTTGTATTTGTTCCGGTGTTAGTATAGTTCCACTTGATGTTAGAAAACTTGAATAAGGCGCAAGAGTCATTTGGAAGTTACCAGCATCTATTGCATCCTTGAATATATCTCTATCAAACTGTATAGTGTAGAAATAATCACCGTTTTTATCATTTTTAAATTTGAATTTTCCATCTGTTGTATCGAAACATTCAAGCATATATTTTCTATACATAGATTTTGCAGGAAGAAATTGTGTTTTTCCTTCAATATATGATGAACCAGAACCACTTATATGTGCATAAGCTATATCAAATTGACGATATGAATTGTGAGAATCCTCTTCTTTATCGAAAACCGGTAGGTAATAACTTTTATGTTGTATTTCTACTGAACCAGTGTGAAATGTTTTTAACTTTTCGCTCGTGTTACAACTAAACAACCCATTGGTTATATGTTTACGGTATGGACCAATGTAATCTGTTTCTGTTTGTATTTTTTTGTAAATAAAACTTGGTAAATCTTCTAAACTCCAACCATCATTTATGAAAGTTATCAATGGTCTTGGGGATTTTGGAGTAGTTTCGTTTACTATTATTATTTTATCAGTTGGCGGAAATTGTTCATCTATTTGAAACTGCACATATTGTTTTAGCAATTCCAATACAAACTTATTTATTTGTAAAGATCCTATCATTTAAAACCAACCTTAAATGTTATTAACAAAATTTTGATCAAAAAAACTATCTGGAACATCCTTCAAAGTTCTTTTAATTTCAGCAACAATGTCCGTATTAGTTTTATCGAGTGATATTAAAGCATCATCTAATGCCTTCAATAACAATTCACCATCTATTTCACTTGCAACACGAAATTTATTATCTCGTATTGTGTTTAAGAATATCTGTGCAGAATTTGTCACTACTATCGAAAATATTGCATTCGTAACATTTGGATCTGGATCATTTATTAGAAAAAAATCTTCTTCTGTCAATGTTCCAGGATCTAATGTTTGTTGTAAATATGCCGGAAATGTTGGAACTCTTGATACTACTTTTGTTGCTAGTGTTGATATTATCTGTTCTCTTGTATACATATTACCAACTCAATCTTATTTTGATTAGAACATCATTTTGTGGTGATTTCTGTATTGGTTTACTTAACTTAGCAACAGCAAGTAATTCTTTTTTCTCGTTATACAAACCAACACTTGTTATGTAAGTAATTGGATGTTGTATAAAACACTCATATTTGAGATAACCCTTTTTGTCTCCACTATCAATAACAAAAGTTGGATTTGTTGTATAGTTTGCCTCGGTAGTCGGAACACGAACAAAGTAATGATTTGTTGTTTTTCTTCTAACATTTCTGGCTTTCATAGGATAACCAAGAGCAGCCGCACCACTTATAGATGTATG